AGAGATGGAATGTTGGTTGACTCCGTGTGGAGATTATCCATATCGATTTTTGAGTCTTTCACCCACATCTCTTGAACTTTGTCAAGATCGATCATAAAGGATTGCCAGATAAGTCAGTGATGCTGTAAATAGTATACTTGAAACTGACCTCTGCTGTAAAGTATTGAATGTCCGTATCTGTAGCATCAAACACAACTGTGGTCAAGTTATATGGAAACATGTCTTTAAAATTGACATTAAACTGAGGAATCAGATTGTTTGATAGGATCTGAAGTGTGCCGTCAGAATAAATGTCATCTCCTTGGTCAGTATACCCAAGATTAGGAAGAGTTGCATCAGACTCAAGATCTCTGAACTCTTGCATACTCTCTGGGAATCCCAATCCACGAATCCACTTTTGGATTTCCATGAAGTTTTTGAGATCTTCGTCTACAAGGAAACGAAGAGTCAAATCACCAAATTGGATTTTATCTCCAGGAGTGTCAATGTCTTTAAGATAGGTAGGCTGCACAGCAACACCAAGATTCAGATCTGGGATATTTGCTTGATTACAAAAGAAAGATACCTTAGGACTTCTGGTAATAGTAAACTTAAAACCAGTTGGTGAAAGGTAATTTCTATTTGTTGGTTGTGAAGAAGTCCTTACTGTAGCAGCCATTCAATCACTCACTTACGACGGTAGCACCAGACCATCCACCGTTCTTACCATCGGTGTTCGTCATCTGTGCATTGGCATCTGCCTCATTTGCATAGGTGGTTCTGCCAGTGTAATCATCAGTCCATCTTCTGCTACCTGCATAGTAGACAGTAATGTTTGAATCAATCAAACTTGGTTTCTTAATATGATAAGGCATTTTTCTGGGGAGATTTTAAGTATTTAGCATAAAAAAAGGGGACCCGAAGGTCCCCCTGAAAATGTGAATCCAATGGATCACATGAGGTTCTTAACAGCAACGCGACGATAGTAGCGGTTAGCGTTAACCTTGAGTGAACCGAGACCCTGGTTGGTTCCTTCTGCGAATGGGTTAGCAACAAGACCATAGCGGGTCTTAAAGCCAATCTTAGGCTGGAAGGAGTTCTCACCCACGGCACGGACCATCTGCAGAGGTACGTATGGGCAATAGAACAGACCTGCGTCATAAGGTGAAGTACCCTTATAACCGACAACGTAGTACTGGTTGCCGTTTGCTGCGTTAGCAGAGGTCAGGTTTGCAGAATAAGGATCGATGTAGACACGATACTTACCTTGCAGAACACCAGCGAAGGTGTTACCAGTGTCATCAACGTTCAGGTTAGCGTTGAGTGCAGGGGTGTAGTCGAGCACACCAGCCATGGTCAGTGCAGAAGCAACGTCTGCAGAGCACATGATGATGTTGCCCTTTCCGCGACGAGTTCTTTGTGCGATTGCGTTTGCATCGCGCTCGATTTGGAACAGGAGACCCTTAAACTTCTCAACAGACCAGCGACCGTTGGAGTCGATGTCCAGGTCGAAAGTACCAGCAGTAGCGGTGTTAGCAACAGCGCCTTGCTCAGCGACCTTATAGATGGTTCTGATGACTTCACGGTTGATCTCAGCCAAGATCTCAGTAGAGAGGATGTTGGCGAGTTCCGCTTCAGCGTTCAGACCATGGATTGCCTTAAGGTCTTGTGCCAGTTCCAAGGAGTACTCAGCTTTGAGTGCTCTGGACTTAGCGGTTACGGTGACTTTCTCGATCGAGAATGCCATCTGGTTGAAAGCATTGCTTCCAGTGCCGTCAAGCGATTCAGAGTCATCCTTACGCATACCGCCACCGACTGTGAAGTCAGAGGAAGTTGCGGTTCCAACTGGGTTCAGAACGGAAGGATTGTCGCCACGCTGGATGGTAGTACCAATACCAGCATCTCCATCAGCGAATCCGTTGGAGAGGTCGAATCCTGCATCCTGTCCAGAGAATGCGGTATCTGCTTCGTCGAAGAATGCCTCGGTTCCGCTCTGGTTGGTGTAGCGGGAGCGCATTGCGAAGATGAGTCCGGTAGGACCAGACATTGGTTGTACGCCAGCCAGGTCATATGCGACCAGGTTAGGCATAGAACGACGGATCAGGGAGATCAGTACTGGGTCGAAACCAGCGACTGGACCTGCAGCGGTTGCGTCGCCCTGGAATCCGTTAGAACCAACAGCATTGGTTGGTTGCTCGGTCAGCATTCCACCTTGCTCGAAGGAGGATTGCTCACGGAGGAATTTTTCTTGGTTTTCGAGCAGGACAGCGGTTACGGCTCTACGATGAGAATCTTTGATTTCTTCGCAACCCTCATGATTGAGGAGAGGTGCCCACTTTTCCTGCAACTGTTCGGATTGGAACATTTGCGGTTACCTATAAAGTTAGTGTTTGTTTAATGTTGAATTCAGTTTTGCTTACCGAAAGAACCCAGGGTTCTGAGATATGCGCTCATAGAATCCGAGTGGAACTCAGGAGACTGGTCTACGCCTTCGGAAAGGGTTTCGGACTTAGCAACTGGTGCTTTACCGGAGAAATATGACTCCTTCAGCATTTCCAGTTTTTCACGATATTGACTCTCACTTTCAAACTCTACACTTTCGGAAAGTGAAGCGAGCTTCTCTTTCTGAGTGGAAGCGAGTCCATCAGAAACTGATTCAAAGATTCCTTCTGCAGTTGCCTCGGAGAGACGACCGTTCAGAGTGATGTTCTTCTCAATCTGCTCGTTGAGTTTTGTCTCCATATCATCAAGTTTTTCTACCATGCTCTCAAGCACATCATACTTATCTTCAGGAATTGATACATAATGTTCTTCAAAAAGTGTCTTCATGCCTGAGAGGAAGCTCTCAGTCATTTCGGACTTCAGTGCATGTTCGATAACGAGGGAGTTCTCAGTGAACCACTCGTCAGCGACATACTCCAGGTAGGAATCGACACGCTCTGCAAGGGATTCCTTAGCAGTTTCGATTTCTTCCTGCAGTGCTGCAGCATACTTTTGCTCCAGTTCCTCTTGTACAAGAGCAACCTTAGCGTTGATTGCTGCTTCAAAGATGGTCTTTGCCTTTTCTTTGAATTCTTCGGTGAGTTCTTCACCACCGAGAAGAGCATTGACATCTTCTTCGATGTCATACTCAGCGACAGTTTCAGTGGTTTCTTCTTCTGCAACTACTTCGTCAGTCACGATCTCTTCTTCTTCGATGGTATCTTCGGTGGAGAGTTCTTCGTCTTCCTTCATACCAGCAGGCATTGGATCTGCCTTACCAGCACTCTTGGTTACAACGTCCCTTACTTGCTTAAGGGTGCCGCCGGGTTCTTTCAGCTTAGCTGAATCATCGTCGGGCTTGTAGTTTTCTGGAGTAGGACCACCGAGATCCTCTACCGATGCCAACTGGGTGCCAGGATCTGCCATGGTAGGCATTGGATCTGCAGGCTTTGCTCCAGAATTAACAGCGGTTTTGGATTGCTGTGTCTTTACTTCCATTTCTTGTAATTTTTTACCACGAGACATTTGAACTCTCCGTTTTTCCGTTATTTAAAACTATATTTATTTATAAATTAGAAAACTTTATCAGTTATCAGAGATTATTGAGAAAGTCATTGAAGAGATCCAATTTTTTCTCTTCGAGTTGTTTTTGAGTTACGAGAGTGTTAATCTCTTTGTATGTTTTTTCGGCATACTTTTCACGCAGGATTCCTCCATCCCATACCCAATCTTTTCCTTCCATAATACCCTCAACAAATGCATCAGGTGCAGAAGGATCGGCAACAATATCAGCAGCAGTTGCTAACATGAAGTCGTCACCAACAACATTGACGCCTTCGCGTGTCATCTTCAGTGAACCGATACCTCTAGAGGAAACACCAAGTTTTACTCCTTCTTCTACCAAAGAAGCAGCGATCTTACCCATTGGAGTTGACAAAATTTTTGCCTTACCAACAAAGTTAGAACCAGATTCTTTCAGAGAAACAATCTTGTGGGAAACACGATCAAGGTTGACGGTTGGACCATCAGGGTGACCGAGTTCACCAAGTGCTCTACCACAAACAACATGGTTTTCGTTATAACGAGAAACTTCACGGCGAAGTGTCTCCATAGGATACATGCGACCATTGCG